TAACACGCGATAAAGGCGCTCTTCTTCAAGACGACCGTTTAGATGCGCTTTGTATGGCTTGTGGATACTGGGTCGAACAAATGGCGGTAAACACGGACTTGAAAATGAACGATAGAAAAGCAGAACTACTAGACCAAGAATTAGAACGTTTTAAAAACGCCGCTTTCAAAATCAACAATAAATCTACTCGTAGTACTACTTGGATGTCTACGCTTTAACACGCGATATAAACGCGACATACAGTGTAAGACATCTTAATGCGATTTTAACGTTAAGTATGAAGGACGATATAAAGGCTTTGTTAATCGCCCCTTAAAGCTTACTCGTGATTTCTTACTAGTACCTTTCTTAATCATCAGTACTAGTAACTTGCGATATAAATACGTCCGTTTCGATCTGAATCGCGTTATATACGCGTATATACCAAGACACGTTATAGACGTCCTATAAATAGGATTATAGCGCGTTTTTCAAAACGTCAACCCTTAAATTTACGACTATTACCTAAACCTATGGATATCAACGAACAAACAGATGCGTTTTGTTACGAAGTAGGAAACGTGGTAAAACGCTTTCGTGACGAATTTGACCTTAATCACGCAACTATAGTCGGTGTGTTAGAGATGATAAAGATGGAGTACTTACTCGAATCAAGCTCGATGGATGTGGAGTTTGAAATGGATGACGACTTCTGGGACGATGATGATCAAGACGAAGGCTATGAAGAGGCGTTTTAAGGCGTCGATATAGACGTCGTTAAAGATGCGCTTAAAGGGCGCTTAAAAAGTTTCGATAAAAAAATGTGAATGGTCTTACGTTATAGCGGGCGGTCGAAATTCCCCCCGTTGGGTAATCGATTTTTTCCTGTAGGACACGACATGGGCACGACTATACAATCAATGCCTTTTAAATAGTAGACTCACAAGGGATATATTATCGCATTGGCTATTGAATCGCGTTGTAAATCGTTGTTGTGCTACTCGTGTAAAGCAAATCAAAGCTTATTAGTGATAGTTGATTATCATTAGTGCTTATTTGTGTTTACTATTGTTTTTTTCTTTCGACTTTAATCGCGTTTTAATCGCCTTCTTATCGCCTTTCAATCGCGATCAATCTTTTGCTTTAAATCGCTTTAACGCGATCAAAACGCCAATCCATCGAAAAAAATCTTTGCTAGTGTTTAAGCGGTTTCCAGCTTGTTCTCAGAATATTGGATTTGACAATGTTGACGAATTTTGATTGAAGCAGGCTTCACATTTTAACTACCAATCAAACAACAATAAATGAAAACAACAACACAAGTAAATCCTTATCACAAGTCATCCTTTAAAGTTAATCAAGATTTAGAAATAGATCGAAACGATGACGGATCGACAACTTACACAATAACGCGGTTTAATCGTAATGAACAAATTGATTTTAAAACATCTGTAAAACTTGTTGACTTAACTGATAAGTGCGATCCTTACGAAGGCATCATTTGGAACGGCTCAAATTCTAATGTTTATCCTTTAAACTTAACTAAAAACGGATATGGCGATTATAAACAACATAAAAGTAAAACAATGGCGATAGCGTCTTTAAAGCGTATTATGCAAAATTTAGATCATCGCGGAACAAGCTTTACCGCTGGCATTCTTAAAGAGAATAACGGATTTGTAATTTTTTCCTACGCTTAAAATAATAACAACCCAACAAAACAACGAAATGATTCAACTAAACAAAGGATACATAAAACGCATTCATGTTAATCAACATATCATCAAAGCCAATCGCAAGAACGGCACAAAAGACGCGGTGTTAACGATTAAAACAACTAGCGACAATATCAAAGCTAATCATATTATGATCGGTGATAATGTCCGTCTTTGCTACGCTCCTGAATCGCCATTGGCTTGCGGTGCAACGATTTGGATTGAAACAACTGAAGAAATCAATATACAAGCTTAAAACGCGAACCAAACAACCAAACAACAATATTATGAAAATACAACCATCCTTAAGAACAAATAGAAAAAGCCTTTGTGAATGGGAGGTAATCGACAATAAGAATAAAGTTGTCGGTTCTTTCAGTGCTAACAAAGACAAAGACAGGAAAGAATGCGGAAAGCTACAAGATATATGTAAAGTTCAGAACATGGCAAACGATTTGTCCGATGTACGCCAACGCATTAAAGATTTAATACACAAGGACAACGAATGGCAAATTACCGATAGAGCTTTACAAGCTTGTGATTTAACTAGGCAAGCTTTAAGCGAATTAGATGCCATTATACAACACATTAAACAATCTTAACTAAATAGATCTAACCAACCAACAATATGAAATTCTATTATTACAAAGAAACGAACGATGAGGGCTTTGAGCTTAAATATTGGTTTACAGCTTTAGCCGTTGCTAAAAAGCACCTTAGAAAAGCTCAAAAAGACTCAGAAAACTCCGATGCTCACAATGCCGTTTTAAGGGCGAATAACGAAGATAACAAGGTTTTCGATGTACCCATGAACTGCCATGAATATTTTAGTGTTTCTACTTTCTCGGAAATTTACACTTTAGAGTTTGCACCTAACAAAAACGGCATACTTCAAATGCTCAAACGCTTGTAACCAAAAACGCGAACCAACCAAACAACAATCATGACCTACCAAGAACTACAGCAAGAACTTAACGATTTAACTTACAAACAAGCTCATTCGTGGAGTAATCGTAATACTGCGTTTTATAGCTCGCAAGAATGGCTTGAGGAAAAGTTAGAAATCACAATTAGTTCATCGTTAGAATTAGAGATGTTCGAGACGCGTCTTTACAAGATGCTTGACGAATCTATTTAAAACGCGAACCAACCAACATCTAAAGCCATCGTTTAAAACGCGATGGTTTTTTTGTGTCTCCGTATAACGCCCTTAAAACGCGTCTCAATCGCAATTCCATACTTTTATATACGGACATAAAAAAGCCGTCTTTAAACGCGATAAAGACGGCTTTAAGAGTTTGTTTGTTTGTTTAGTTACTTAAGCTGTAAACCTTCATTCGCGTCGTATCCGATCATTGTTAAAAATGTCCAAGCATCGAATAACATAGTCGAGCTCCAACCGCTTTGAATGTCTTTTCTTTGTCGCGGATTGCAATCGTTGTAAAAGCTTTCAATGTCATAATCGGATTGAATGAAAACAGAGCCATCTGAATCGACATTAAACTCTTTTAAATATTCGATGATTTGGTCAATATAGGATTGCTTAATTGGCGTTAAAGTTAAACAGCCCATTGAATCTTCTCTTGCGTTAATTTTAATGTTCATAATTATATTAATTGTTTTTTATCATTAGAGCTAAAAGAATGATCCAACCAAAAACCGCCACAACTGGAATTAATAATAGTTGCAAGCGGAACTTTGTTGATCGTCTTAATTCGCGTTCTTCGCGTTCGAACCATTCCGCCATTGTCATGTCTTTGAAGTGTTTATTTTCGTTTTTCATATTAGTTTTTAATTACAAGTTTAGATTTTAAATGCTTCCAATAAACCACAGGCAACTCGTTTGAATCGTAATCTTTATCGTTTATTGTAATTGTGTATTTGTTACCTCTTGATCTTACTTTGACTTTTACGCTACCATCTTTAAACACGCTTGGAATGAATTCTTCCAATGCCATTGACGCGTTTAAATCGTCAAGTAAATCGTCTTGTTTTTGTTTTAGCTCTTTTAAACACGCAAGTGCAAAGCTAGATTTAAATTGTGTTTTAACTAAGTTCATATTGTTTACCAGTTCATTGTTTTAGCAAATCGGTTTATTTCTTTCCATTCTAACAAATGACAACCTATCTTTGCTCCTTTTGTCGTCAATCTATCAAGCGTGAAATGACCAACGCGAAAACACGAGTTACATTCGTTAGGATTCTTTTCAAATCGTTTAATTGCGTTAAAAAACACTCTAGCGTGATCTAATGGTACGCTTGCACCGCGACTGGTTTCTATTTCGTCTAATAGTCTAATTTCGGGCTTAAAATACTTAGTTGTAGTATTACCTTTTGATTTAATTGTGGCTTTCATTATACCATCTTTTGTGTTTGCACGAATAATCGAAGCCTTTTGGCGTATCATTGTTTTTGAATCATGTGGCAAGCTGTTTATATCGTGATTGAGCCAAAGCTTTATTTCATTGTCTAAAATCATTTTGCGTTTTTTCGCTTCAATTGCTTTTTTCTTTTTTTCGCTTTCAACAAGCTTATCTATTTGATCTTGGTCTAATGTTTTAAGCTTTTTAATTCCCTTTGTTAATGTGGGAAAATAAGTTTTAAGTTTATTCCATTGATCGACAGCATTTATCGCTTCTCTAATATGTAAATCTTTATACTTTATTGCTCGTTTTGATTTTTTAAGCGAATCTATAACAAGCTTGTCAAAACGCTTAAAAGCTTCTAAAAAATCTTTATGCGTCAAAACGCGGTCCCATAATTGAAAATCAAAAGCTTCATATAAGCCATGTACCGCGTTTTTAGCTAAAGATTGATGTCTATTAGTTGAATTGGAATATGTTCTTGGTTCAAACAAAGCTATCGTTTTATTTCCTTTTTCAGTTTGAACTAATCTTGCAACCTCAAAATGATGCCCGTAAGAATAGATTGATTCATTGTTAAAAAAGAAATTACTTCCCTTTGCTATTGTCTTTGATTGATTTGCCCATATGTGAGCTACTTGCGAGTTATTCATATATTTAGTTTTGTTGGATTAATATAAGTGAAACGCTAAACATGTTAAAAAGCTTTAACGCGTCAATACCTTTTTATCGCGTCTCAATCGTTTAAAGTTTATCTAATAACTAATATTACTTCTTTTAATCGCGTTTTAATCGCGTCTCAATCGCGTTCAAATCGTTCGTTTTATCGTTCGTCTTTAATCGCATTTTTTGCGTTTCTTAATCGCGTTTTAATCGCGTCAATCTCGCGTCCAAAATCGCTTTAAATTGTTTTAACCGACTAACCGACTAAAATTTTTTATGTACGTGTTCGCCAGTGTTTAAGAGGTCTTTACGTGTTTTAAAAAAATTAGTGCTTGCGTCTTTTACGTTTTTTCACATCGTCGGCATTTCAACTAAATATTAACCGACTAAACAACTTATGAACACATCCGAACACATCAAAGAAACTATCGACTACATTCTTTATAGCGAGATGGAAGGACGAGTGGACGAAACCGATCCTTACTACTCAGCTTACGTGTCCTTACTCGACTTACTTGAAAAGACACGCGATGAAGAATCAATACTAACCGAAAAATAATATGGACATAATAACACTATTCACGCTTGCCATGATCTTACTACTAGGCTTTGGCTTCTTATATTGGGAGAAAGGCGACCGATGAGCGAGCCACAAACGCTTTTTGCCGACGGATTCGATTCCGCTATAATCGGCATTACATCCGACAGAATAAACGGCGTTGAACGCGTTGTCTACGACGCTTGGAAAATGGTTGACGTGTTAGTAAAACGCGACGACATGAAACCGACTGAAGCGTTAGAGTATCTTGAGTTCAACACGTTTACAGCGTACGTGGGCGAAGGAACGCCGATTTACGTGGACGTAATGACGCGAGAAGAAATAGAACAACGACTTGAAGAACAATAATAACCAATAAACAAAAATGAAAATAGATAATTCACATAGCCATTCAATTGACGCAGTTAACGCTATAAACCAAGCCTTAGATAAAGGTAACGACGTGTTTGAAATTCTTTACGTTTTACTGACCGAATGGGCGGACGATGAAGATTTACTGGACATGGCTGATTTTTTAGAAACACGACTTGAAGAACAATAATGACAATACCATTCAAAACAGGATTATTTAAACGCGGTTCAAACATCCAACCGAAACTTGAACGCACCAAGAACGGCGAATTAATTTACGTGTTCGCCGATGGATCGTGGAAGTATTTCTACGAGTGGATCGCAACCAGTAACAAACAACAATTCAACCAATACGACAAAGATGGACGAAGACTACGATGACCTACGTTGGGAATACGAAGAAGAGCTATGTGCCGCCCGAAGACGCCGTGAAGGACGTGGGTGGTTAAACCCCGACGAAGACGATAACGACGAAGACGACAACAATGAAAAAGAGACAAACGAAAGCTTATGACAATACAACCTAAACTAATTGGACTATGCGGTAAGAAAGGCGTAGGTAAATCGACTTACGCGTCGTTTTTAGCGGGCAAGACTGGACACGTGTTCAGCTTTGCAACGCCGTTAAAGTCGATGCTGTGTGCCGTGTTTCCGAATGAGTACGTGTTAAAAAAGAAAGACGAGAAGTTACCTTATTTTGACGTGTCAGCTCGATACCTTTTACAGACCTTGGGTACGGAATGGGGACGTGAAATTGTCGATAAAAATATATGGATAAAATTGTTACGTGTCCGCTTGATCGAGTGTTTAACCGACACAGCTTTAACGCCTTTAGTCGTCGATGATCTACGCTTTGACAACGAAGCTGAGATGATACGCGAGCTTGGCGGAGAGATATGGCATCTTGATCGCCGTAGCTTTAAACCCGATAACAACGACAAGCACGTGTCCGAACAAGGCGTAAGCGACAAGCTTATAACCAAGAAAGTATTACTATGAGCGACACCGTAGAAGAATGCGATTGGTCAGAAGACGTTTTTATTAATGCTGATGTAATGAAGGAAGCGTTCGAGCGTTTTTGGACGAAGAAACAACTGGGCATAGACGCCGATGGAAAGGTTTATCGTACTGACTTAGATCGTAAGCGTCCGAAGCATCACAACTTTGGCGACCATAATTGGATGTTTGATAAAAAGAAAGCCGTAAAATCACAGGTTGATAACCAGGACGTATCACTCTAGATATTGCATCATGTTAAAACGAAATCAGATACTACCTTACTTGAACACCTACATTCAGTCTTTCACACACAAGCGAACAGCACCTGTGAATGTGTACGTCCGTATGTCTACGTGTCATCGCGTCATTGCTCACGCT